GTTTGATTAATTAAAGCTACTTGATCAGAATAATTAGTTTTAACTTCTTTTTTTAACTTCTTGTATTCTTCAATAGTTATATCTAGTGGGGTTCCAGATCCTTGCATGCTTTCGTATAAAAGGGTATTTCTTTCTTTTAATGCCTTTGCATTATTGATTGCTTCTTTTATTTTGTCATTAAAGTTTGTAAACTTAAGGCCTGCTTTTTCTGCAGCTTCTGCAGTCATTCCATAACCTAATGCGTTTAGTCTAAGGGCCTCTTTGTGAGCCTGCCACCTATCGTAACCATATTTGGCTATTGCAGCACCTGCTCCAACAGCAAGATTAAATCTAGTAAATATACTTAATGATATTCCAAGTGCTTTGCTGAAAAGATTTGAGCTTCCAGTTAGCTTGCTTAGCATTGTTCCATATTTAGTTAGCTGCGGAGCACCCGTAATTTTGTTAGCTCCAACTGCACCTATTGGAGTTCTTGCTTGTATAAATTTATTACCCATAATGCTTGTGCCTTTTCCTGCACCTGCATTCATCATGCTTCCCATAGCCAAGAATGGAAGGATTGATCCAACTTGTTTAATTACATCTCCTTGGGTTCCGCCAACTTTATCGCCAGCATAATTTGCACCTTGCTGTATTCCAAAAAATAATAATAGCTGCTTTAGCATTGGGACTATTCCACCAAGCCTAAAGCCATTTGGAATAGATCCGCCAGCTTTATATCCATTTGGAATTATTCCACCAGCATTTCTTGGAACAAATAGTTCTGGCCCCTTCTCTCCAACAATGTATGGCTGGCCTGCATTAACTGGTCCGCCCTTTTCTCTTCCCTCTAGCTTAAATATTAATTGTTTTAATGCATCTGTAATTGAAGTATCTTTTTTAGATTCCCAATTTGCAAACTTCTTTCTAAGTATTTCTCTATCTATTTGAGAAAGAACTTTTCGTCCAAGAGGATCGGACAAAGTTGAAGATGCAGCAGACCTTATTACTGTATCCATAATATCTGGCTCTAATGCTTTTATTAGCTGGCCTTTTGCATTTTTTGTATAGCCGTACGGCATTTCTTTTGCAAGTTCGCCTGCTAGCTTGTCGTAAAGAATTCTTTGAGTTCTCTTTGTTAGCCCTGTTGATGCAAAAAGCTTTTCAGCCATTCCAATTTCTAAAGAAGTAACTCCCCAACCACCAGTTGAGTCTTTGCCAAATCCTGCTCCAATTCTGTGAAGCGCTTTGCCTTTTGTGATTGCTCCAATTAGTCCGCCTAATATAAATCCATTTTGTGGTGTTTTAAAAGCATTGTCGGAAAGGCTTACTGCATGTCCAGACTGCCTACGCTTTAGCTCATCTGCTGCAAGCATTTTAGCAATTGCTGCGGGAGTCATTGTTTTTTCTGGAGACATTGTTACTGATGAATGAACTCCGTGCAAGTCCTGATAGGTTTTTCTTCTTGCATCAGATAGTCTTTCAATCATTGCATTGTAAATAACTTTTTCTTCTGCGGTTAAATCAGGGAATCTTGCAACAGTTTGCTTTAGTTTAGGCAAAGCTTCATTAATTTCTTTAAGCATTCGATCATTGTATTGATCTGCTGTCATCCCTTTTGGAATATCTGAAGTTGCTTCAGCAAAGAATTTTTTTGTGCTGCTTCCCTTTACTCCTAGCAAGTTAACCATTGCTTGGTGTTTAAAAGAAGGCATGATTGCTGAATAATCTCTAAGGCCAGATGCTGTAGAAAAAACTCCAGCTGGGCCGACGTCTCCCAAAACATTTCCAGAAAGGTTTCCTCTTCCTAAATCTTTATCTCCACGCAAGGCAGAAGCAACTAGCTGTCTGAAGTACTGGTCGTTTGTAAATTTAGAGTCTGTTGATGCAAATCTTGGATCATACTCAGACTCTAGTGCAAGAAGTTTTCTTTTTCCAGCAGGGTCTGTTGGGTCTTTAATTACAACAATTTTTTGTTTTGGTGCATGAAGCCCATGAACTTCACGAGCAATTTGTGTTGCTCTCATTTCAGCTAAAGCTGCTTTTTCATCTAATACTGGCTTTACGAATACCTTGCTTCCATCTTTTGAATAAATACCACCAATGCCTGCAACTGGAAAGCTTCTTCCTGTTGTAGGAGAAAGTATTTCTCCATATTCAGTAACTTGCTTTTTTGAAAATCTAGAATCTTTGACTGCTTGATCTGCTTTTACCATTGCAGTTTTTGCTGCTCTTTGGGCTTCTACTTGTTTAATGGATCTTGGCATTCCAAGGAATACTGTTCCTCCTGGGAACAATCTTTGTGCCATTGGAACCTGGCCGCCATCATTTAATCCTATGTTTTCGCCAATTTCTCCACCAGCGTTTCTTCTTGCAATAATTTTAAGTGCGTGACTTACTCCACTAGATGTAGTTAGGAGTGTGGCTAAATTAGTGCCTTTAGCCCAAGAGGGTAGCCTAGAACCTATTGTTCTATTTTCACTTACCCAGGTTAGTCTGCCATCTTTTCTTTTAACTATCTGGCCTTTTTGAATTGAGTTATTAGGCTTTCCTGTTATTAGTCCACGAGCTATGGCTTCATCTTTAGTTAAAACCTCTTTAGCTCTTTCAGTAAATACTTGAGATATAGCAGAAAATAAATTTCTTCTTCCGCCAGCTTTTGATGGGTCAATCCTAATTCCACGCAAAGCAGGCTTAAATATTTCTTTAGCAAGTCTTTCAAAACCAAACGGGTCGAGCTTGCCGCCGATCATCCTGCTTGCATTTTCTGGAAGTTCTAATTTACGAATCAATTCTTTAAGCGCTGCTGAGTTTCTTCTTTCTGCTTGAACCGCATCCCCACCTAGTGTGACTGCTGCTTCATTCATTAAGCTGTTCGGATTCATTCCAGAATCTAAGGTTGCTCTTATTAAGCTTGCTATGTAACTTCCAGTTAAACCTTTTCCATTAGAATTTACTCCAAGATTTAATTCTCTTGGAAGTAGCAATGCCATTCCGCTTAAGTCTTCTGTAATATGTGTTCTTTGTAACGCTAGCTTTTTAGGATTTCCTAAACCGCCTCCACCGTTTCTTCCAAGACCAGATGTATTTCCTGGTCCGCCGTTTAGCTCGTACATTAAAGGCATATTTCTTTGTGCAATGTGCGCTGGTATTACTGCTTCTCCAGGTGTTAATACAACTGGGACCTGACCACCTTCTTGTGCATAATAAGATTTGCCTCCAAGAATATTTGTTATTAACGGTAGATGCTTTTCAGTAGCAGCTTTATTGATTACAAATGATCCAGGCTCAGCTGTTGTATGGTATGTATCTGTGTTGCCAGTTCCTGGAACAAAACCACCTTTTGCAAACTTTGGCTTTGTTGTTTCTATGTTGTATCCAGCACCAGAAGTTCTTACCCCGCCAAGAGCTCTTGCGATTCTATCAACCATTGCTTTTGTAGGTCCTTTATGGAACATCTCTTTCATATTAGACTTTCCTGTAGCTGGATCTACTACTGGCTGAGAGGTTAGTGGTACTGTTCCTAGGTTTGCTGTTCTGCCCATTCCCGCTGCAGTTAGTCTTGTTGTTTCTGCAAGCATTGCTTCTACTGTTGCATTTAATGAAATAATTCTTGCTCTAGCTTGTTCTACTGTTATTTTACTTTGCTGAACTTGCTGAACAATTGCTGCAGTTTCTTTTGCTGCAAGGTCTGTTATCTGGCTAAACTCTGGCAACAATGCTTGGTAAGAATCAGATAAGCTTGATGTAACAGTTCCTGTTGCCATCACTTCCGCCTTTAGTATCTTAAGCTCTGCTTCAGATTGCATAGCAATAGCGGCTGTCATTGCATGCCATTTTGCAGCTTCTGCTGCAACAATTCCTGTGGAGGTTCCTCCTATTGATGTTAGTCCAGGGATTTTTGGTAGATCGCTGTCCATATAAGCCTGTGGATTTCTGCCAACTCTTATATTTACTGGCTTTGATCCTGGTACTGTTCCAAATATTGTTCCTGCTTGTGGATTTCCAGATGGAATTAAGTGAGACATGTCTCTAGAATATGGTGCACCAACTAGTGGATTATTTTTATCTACCACTCTTCCAGCGGGTCCTGCTGCCATAATTACTCCGCCTGCTACTGTTGATACTGCTGGCTGAACAGATACTTTGGCTGCATTTGCTTTTGCTTCTAGATTTATAAATGATTCTGCAAGTGTATTTACTGCATTAGATAAAACAATAGTTGCTTCTGTATCCGAGTAGAACGATGTTGCAAGACCTTTAGCAGCAGCATCTGCGGCTATGATCTCTGGTGTTAATAATTTAAATCCGTGCCCACCCTTTGCTAATTGTCTTAGATGGAATATTCCCTTGATTACATATCCAATAAAGTTGCCCATAACACCCGTCAACATAATAAGAGGTCCAGCAATTGCTGTGAAACCTCCTAATACATTTAATAATGTTTTAACTGGCTCTGGAAGCTTCTGGAAAAACTTTATAATTGCGTCGACAACTTTTAATACCTTTGTGCTTATTCTTAAGAATTGCTCTCCTGCGCCAGCTAGGTCTGCTTGAACTGATGCCCAAGCTCTCTTGAACTGCCCAGAGGCTGATTCTGTCATCATCTTTAATTCTCGATCTGAAATTGCTGCTAGTTCTGTTACGCTAGCCTTCATTAAGTCCATTACTTGAAGTGTTTGTGATCCAGACTTTCCTAGGTTTTCAAATAACGCCGACATTCTTGCAAACTGGAACTTACCAAATAGCTGTTCAATTGCTCTTGATTTATCTAGCGGATTAAGATTGTCTAGTGCGGCCTGCAATGATAATATTGTTGCAGTTAGATCACCAGCATTATCATTTACAATACCCTTTAGATCAATTCCAAATCCCATAAACTGCTCTGTTGCAACTTTAGTTGGGTTAATAAGTGATGCCATCGCTGACTTAATTGCGTTTGCACCTTCTGATGCATTTACTCCGCCTTCTTTCATTGCAGTAAGGTAGAGCGCTAAATCTTTTACATCTCCGCCAAGAGATTTAATTACTGGACCAGCTTTAGGAATTGCTTCAGTCAAATCTGCAAGGCTTGTTGATGTCTGGTTTTCAACTGCGTTGAGGAAGTCAATTGATTGTGCTAGTTCATCGGTGCTCTGCTTAAAGGCATTTTGAATTGCAAGAGTTGCTTTCATCGCATCTTGTCTATCAACTTCACCAAGCACGGCAAGTCTTGTTGTTTGCTGCGTAGCGGCAATTAAATCATTACCCTGTTGTCCTGTTGCTGCTAAGTCTGCAGCGAGTGCGATTGTTTCTTTATAGGCAACACCATAAGAGCCAGCAATTTCTCTAGCTGTTGCAGTAACATCTTTTCTTACCTGTGCCAGATCTGCAGATGAAGTTGCTGCAAGCCCTCCATAAACTTTTGTTAATCTTACTAATTCTGCGTCTGCTTCTCTGAATGCTTTTTGTGCTGCCGCTCCGAACATAACCAAAGGAACAGTTAGTCCTACTGTAAGCTGGCGACCAGCCCATTGGGTATTTTTACCCCAGTTAATAAGACCTGTTGATCCGTCAAGCATTACCTTGTTCATTATTGCGGCTTCTTGTCGAGCAATAGCCATCTTGTTCTTTATTTCATCAAGACCTTTTGCAACCATGACATTGTATTGCATTTGTCCTTGTGCATTTTTGCCTACAGGTTGAACTATAGCCTGTTGCAGCATTACCTGCTGCTTAGCTAAGTCTCTAATTAAATTGCTTGTCTTCTTTGTATGGCCGCTCCAAGCATTATAATAATCGTTGAGCTTGAGGCGACCTCTATCTAAGTTCTTTCCGAACTTGTCTACGTCTGATGATAGGGATACAAAGTGTTGCGAGAACTGTCCTGTTGATGTTAGCGTTGTTGCAAACGACTTGTTCATCACAGCAATTTGATTTGCTAGTTTTGCGTTTGTTCCCGCTGTTGTTTCTTGCAGTTTTATGAGTTGGGCAGTAACCGCAGCTAGCTGAGCTCTTAAGCTCGTAAAGTCTGCGTGGGCGGTAATATTGGTCGTTATTATATTATCTGCCATATATATATGTTACTCTATAGAGTATCCTAATCCTGCTCCGATGCCAAATCCAGCTTCTGCTGCAAAACCACCTTGTAATGAAACAACATCATCTGCTGATGCTCCTATACCAAGTGCTCTTCTTCTAACATCTTCGAAGGTTGATCCCTCCCCATTTTGATTACTGCTTTCATTTAATTCAACACCCTGAATTAAAGCTAAGAACTTTCTTTTCTCTTCTTCAGTTTTTTGCATTGACTTAAAAGTCTGGACCATCTCTGGCATTGAAAGACTATCTTCTAGTTCTTCGTAATTTTTCCAATTACCTAAAAGAAATACTTCCCCTTCTAAGGCGGCTAAATCTAGTTCTGACCAGCCAGTACTGTTGCCGCTAGTAGGTTTGGGTCGTCCATCTTAATTCCTCCGCATACTTCAAGAATGCGATTGATTGTTGGAACGTCAAGTGTGTCTTCAAATGCGTCAATATCTTTAACTAGCTCTGGGAGTTGCTTTTCTAAAGCCACTGCACATGCTTCAATTAAAATTGTTAGTGTTTCGTCTTCTGATGTTACTTCTGCTGTCTTTTGAATGACTATCATAAACTTACGAAGCTCTTTAATTGTTAAAGGCTTAAGTTTAACTGTTGCGCCATTTTGTAGTTGAATCTCTTCAACGTCGTATACTGTAGTTGCCAATTTAATCCTCCTAGGATCTTGTCTTAATTATTGTATCATATCCAAAATATAAGAGCAATAGAAAGCCCCCCAATTTCTTGGGGGGCAACCTATTAATTAAATTAAATTAATTATGCTACTAGGACACGGTCAATAATAACGCCGTATTCCTTGCCTGCCTTTGCTTCTACTGGAAGCAAACGGAAGGTTACTGGGAATGTTGTTGCTGCGTTACGTGATAGTGAGAACTGTGACTGTTGTACAGAAAGAACACGACGAGCATAATATACACGCTCTGCCTTTGTTACGCCTTCTGTAGGTGCCTGTCCAACTGCTACTAGCTGACGCTCTGTTGGTGCAATACCAAGAGCTCCTGCTTCTAGACCAATTGTAGATGTCTTTGTATCTGTTGCACCTGCTGTTGCTGCTGATCCTGCTTGTCCGAATACTGCAAGAACGTTCTCAAGAGTACCTTCTGCAAGCTCTGTTGCAATCATAACTTCCATTGACTCTTTGAAAAGCTTTGCTGAGTCAAGAAGCTGATCTACTGTTACTGAACCGTATGATGGGTTGTAAGTAATTTGAAGACCGTTATTTGTAAATCCAACGTTTCTCCACTTTGTAGCGTTTGCTGGCAAGTTAAGTGTGTCTGCGTATGGTACTGTTGCTGGTACTGGTGGTGTTGCTCCTGCTGCCTTTACAACAAAACTTACACCGTCGGTTGAACCTGGCTCCATGTCATCCTTGTAGTTTGCTGATGTTGAATCAAGTGCTGACAAGAATAGTGGAGAAGCTCCAACTAGAATATTTTTGGCTGATGCCATTTGTATTACCTCCATTAAATAAATATATATATTGACTTACTTTTTAAATCTAAATCAAAGCTGGCTAGGCTTTTTCCTCTTAGCTAATTTTACTGGATAACTTGACTAAAAGCAACTAGTTGAATCTACCCTTAGAATCAGTACTCCTGGAGTATTTGGCCTCTAGGATCACATCTGTTGACATAAAGCCTTTTAATTCTAGGGAGGGCTCTATGGGTGATGTTTCTATCACATGAATACTATGGAATTTTAGCTTACTGGGCCGAATTGAATTATTTACATCTTGGGCAGATTCGTCCATTCTTCTAAATAGGTCCATCATGATGTTTCTTATTTCATAGATTTCTGTGACATCTGTTGAATATATAGTAAAAAGAATTTTCTCGCAGGCCAAGAGCCAGATGTCTTCAAATGAAAGACCTATCTTGTCATAGATAATGTGCTTCTTTCCATTTAAAAATTGATCCATTTCTGGGGATTGCTGTACTGGGATAATGGGTATAATCTCTGTACCTAGGTTATCTGAATAATAATCATAGGCATCAAATATCCCCGCCGCCTTTAATTCTTTCCATAAAAATTTACGAAGCTCAAACATTGCGTCTACTTTATAATCTACGGTCATAGCGAGCCTCCAAATGCTGCATGTAATGATGCGTCAGCCTGTACCCTTATTTTACCAGGGGTGAAGCTATATTGCACTTTTTTAATATTCATTGGAACATCAAGCGCCTTTGCTATTTTTGAATTAAATATCCTTTGTAGCCCAGACGATTTAATTGAAGCGTTAACTAATTGACCTCCAAAAAATCTTCCATACGACAATGCAAACTGGTGTGATGCTTGGGCTCCACCAGGCTTCTTAACGGTCACTGACGTGCCTTTGGGCATAAAGACTGTTTCACCATCCATCTCGAACACAAGTCGCTCAGCGGACCTTGGGCGGATTACTATGGGCATTCCAGCTTCCATCACGTCTGCCTTGTTTGCAAATACATATTTTTTCTTTTGTTTTTTATTTTTAGTTGGTACGGATGAAACTGATGGCTTAAAGTTATAATTTATTCTAAATGAAAGTCCTTCTGTTTCAATTGTATAAAGTTTAAATAGTCTAGAGGAAGGTGTGCCTGCCTTATTCCATTCGTAAACATGGTGTAATGATCTAGGCTTTGTTCTTGCCTGTGAATCCATATATAGCCCAAAATCTTTTTCTATCTGATTAAAGATAGTTGTTTTAAACAAATTCTTAAATGATTCGTTTGTAGTTAGTTTAGACATTACTGCAGCCTCATAATATAAAAATGCAGATATCTGTGCAACTGTGCTGTCCTTTAAAATTCCTGGGACTGAACCTGCCATCAATCTTTCAAGCCCACTGGCAGTCTGAATTAAGGCTACGCTAGAATCCAATTTCCTGATTCTCCGATCTCTTTGCAATAGAGTTATATGCAAGGACATTACCAAATGGATCGGTAATCGGGGTAGAGCTTATAACCTCAAATACTGTGGGGGTATTGTTTGGATAGTTGATTTCTTTCCAGACTACGTTGCCACTCATATCTCTAACGTTAGTAACTTTCTCTCTATACGTTATTGGGTCTGGTGTTCTTATCTCAAGCATTTGCTCATTCATATATTTGTTGTTAAATGTTTGTCTGTCTCCGCCTCTGCCTGTACCAGAATTTGAAATAATTCCTTTTGCAGAACATGGAACAGACCTAGTAAATATCCACTCTTTTTTAATAGCACCAGTATTTTCATCCTGAGTGTCTAATTGAAGGTAGATATCTAGCTTCATTGGCATTAATGAAGTTGCCAGACTCATTTAGATTATAACCATACCGTTTGTGACATATGGTGCAAGCAGCTGATCTGCATATAAACTTCCAGTGCCCTTGTGTGCGGTATCTAAAAATTCAAACTTCCAATCAAAAGTGCTTATATTTTTTACGTACTTGTCTTTCCAAGCACGATCTTTTTCAAAGTATTGTTGCATTAATGCTAGGCAAGCTTCTGATACATTGTCTGGGACACGCTTCCATCCATACCAACCTTGAACATCGTACTGGTATCCTTTTTTAAATGATCCAGAGTATCCTTGGTCATTAATTGATGGAGGTATAAGTCCATTGGCTGTATACACAATGTTGTCCATTAAGTTCTGCTTGTTTGCTGCAATTGCATATTGTGATTCTGTTATTAGATGCGTAGAATAAAATGGTCCTGGGAGCGGTACGCCTTCTTCTTTAATAAAATCAATTTGCAATATTCTTGTCTTTAACGGAAGCACGTCTGTGCCACTGCCGTACTGAGTCTCCGTCATATATTTTTCTGAAAAGAATTGATTTGTATAGGCATCAATTAATTTTCTTGCGTATCGTTCTGCAATTTTTAATTCATTATAAGACCTATAGTTTGGGTCAGATACGTCTGTTCCAATATTTAGTCTATCAAGTGATTCAGAAATGCTAACATACGGCCTGACAACATCTACTATTTGTTTGTGTGTTGTTGGGATTCCGTTTACAGAATAGCTCCAGGTAATCTCTAGCGTAGGCTCATTAAAGTTAGATGCCGCTTGTGGAATTATAATTTCGTAAGTCCCAAAGTCTGAATCTAACTTTGTTGCAGTGTAGGAAGCTGATGGCAAACCGCCAAACGGTGCTCCGTCTGGGTTGGATCTTTTAGTTAACGCAGTTACTGTGCCGTCTGCGTCTGTTATTTCACCTGCCCAGTAAATTTTAGTTATTACTTTTGAGGCTTGATCTTTATATATTTCTGCCATTAACTTATGTTAACGTTTAGTTGTAGAAGTCTTGAACTTCCTTTGGTGTCGCTAAACGAAAACCCTCCTCTGTATCAAAGATTTTTTGAGCATCATCTTCAGACATTGCTATAAAAGGATGATCTTTTGTAAAGGTATATCCGTGGATATCGTATCTGTGATTATCTCTTGTCATTCTTACAAGCAGGGTATCTTCTGGTTGCGCTTTTGGATCAAACTTTGGAAGAATTTCAATTTCTTCTGTGTCTCTTTCAATTGCCTCTACCGTACTTTGATATACACTCCAGGTAACGCCTTCTTCTGCTAGAGCTGCAATAATGTCTTTTTTATTCTTTAGGCCTTCTGTATCAACTGCAAAATCTGTTGCAATTACTTTTAATTCAGCCACCTTTAATGTGTCAAACGACATATTTTATTTCTCCTTTTTCTAGGTCCTTTAATTATAGCATTGTTAAATTTAAATGAAAAGCCCCCAAAATTAATTGGGGGCCTTTCTGTAGTCTAATTCTTAATTAATTAAGAAGCAACCTTAACGTTCTTTACAACGACCCAAGCGTCTGCCTGCTCGATTTGAACGCCAACACGAGTATACATTGTGTACTCGATTGTGTCCTTGCGTGGCTGGAAGAAGCGGTAAACAGTTACATCACGCTTGATACCAATAACTACGTTATTTGGGAATGTCAAGTGGACGTCTCCGTGTGAACCTGACGGGCTTGCGTATGTACCTGTCTGTGTCTCAGGAAGCAATGGAACTTCAACGATTGGAATACCAAATGCGTATGGAGCTACATATCCTGCTGGACCTCCAAGAACAGGAACATCACCACGGATAATGCCAGAGGCAATATCTTGTGGAGTAACGTTCTGAATGTTCTGTGAGTTAGAGAACAAGTAATCTTGGATCAAGTTTGATCCAGAAAGGAAGCGAAGGTCTGTACGACGTTGCTTGTACTTACGTGGCATTGCCTTAAGAGCCTTGTTGAAGATCTCACGGGAAATTCCCGCACCTGCTGCATCGACTACACGACCGTGTGTCTTTGCCTTCTTAACTGCACCGTCAAATGACTTGTACAGAGCATCGGCTGAAAGTGATGTGTCACCGTTAAGAATAAGATCTTCGATGTCATTTCCAGCTTGTGTTGCCATCATACGTGCAATATGATCTTCAAGATCTGCACCTTCGATGTTGTCTTCTAGAGACTCAGTTGAAAGTTCCCAGTCCATGCGGAGCTTCTTTGTTGTGAGAGAGATCTTTGAGAATGTTACACCCTGGTTTACAGCTGTGTTTTCTCCTTCGGATGCAAGCTTTACAAGCTTTTCTCCTACTGACATGCGATCAATTTCTGTTGTGTCAGATTTCATACGAACCGTACGTGCAACCTTACCAATTACGGTAGCATCGAACATATAGTCCAAGAATCTTGCTGATTGTTCTGGGTTTAGAAGTCCACCGTTGCCATTTTCTGAAGCAACATGAACGCCTGAACCACCTGTTGAAGAACCGAACCCAGTTGATACTGTTGTACCAGCTGCTGCGGCCTTTTCTAATAATTCATTACTCATTTTTATTTCACCTACCTTATTTTAGTTAAAGATTTCATTTACGGAACCGAGGAAAGCTCCTGACCATTTTGATTTGGATTTGGTAAACACCTCAGACCCGCCAAGGTCAGAGGACTTCTTAATTGCGGTATCGCCTTCTACGGCATCAACCTGCTTTTGAACACCATCAATGGTGCCCTTTATCTCTGTCACAGCAGCACTAAGTGCGCTGTGCTTTTCTGCCAACTCAGAAATTCTATCGTCGACGCTCTTGCTGAAAGCTTCTACAGATGTTTTAATTTCTGTAACTTGTGCAGCATTTGCTTCTGTAGCTTTTGTGAGTGTCTCTGCGAAAAAGCCTTTTAGATCGCCTAACATTTTTGCAAAATCAGGTTCATCAACCATAACTTCTACTGTATCGGCTGCTTTTTCAACGTTGTCGGCAGAGGCTTCTTCAGTTGCAACTTCTGCAACCTCGGATGATTTGTCAAAAAGATCGACATTTGCTTCATCTGCTGCTGGAGCTTCTACGGCTACGGCTTCAGTTGATTCGATTGTTGCTTCTGCTGTTAAAGCTTTTTCAACATTATCAATGTTTGTATCTGACATTTTATTACCTCCTTCTACGTTTGCCTGTTTTGCTAATTGTGTTTCAGGCAACGGTAATCTTGACTTCTTGAATGAAGCAAGAATCTTATCTATCTCTTTTGACTTATTGATATCTGAACTTTCTACCCAACCGATTAGCGCAGCTGGTTTTCCAGATATAGGTGAATCAAAAGTTTTTTCTGTGGACATAAACACTGAGTCGCTGTCTTCGCAATAAAAAATATTTTCTGTTACTACATTTGCAGCAAGGCCTTTGTAAATCATCTGTCCGTTAACCTTTTCGATTGACAAAATATTACATAGCTCGTTTGCTGGTGAGTCAACAATTGAAAGCTCAACTAGATCATAATCCTTGATAAATCTAACTGCTTCTCCTGTTGCCTTGTTAACTTCGTTGTCTGACTCTTTAATCTTTCCGCCGATTGAAAAACCAGAAAGAGTGCCATCAAGAACTTTTTCCCAAGTATCTTGTGCACCCTTTGAAATGTATGAAGTTACATAAACGCCATTGTAAAAAGTTTGAGACTTTTGATCGTAGTAGGTTTCTGGTTTGAATGAAACAACTTTACCTACTGCATTCGACTGATGCATCTCACGGAGATTTCCTCTGAAGTTTTCAAAAGCTTTTACGCTTGCCTCTGCTGTGACTACATCGCCTGTCTGGTCAACATTGTCTAATGTTGCAAAACCAGATACAGTTCTATTTTCTCGATTGACCTTAGTAAACGGAATCGACAAATGTAGATTTTCGCCATTACTAGACCAATGGCCTTTTTCAATGTTCATATGCTTAATTTTAGTGGTTTATCTACTATAACGCAAATAACAGTTGATTAAACTTATTTGACTTTTGGACCATCGCCCTTGGGGTTTCTGGCCTCTCCGCTTTTATCTGGGGCATTGGCTGATCTTTGTTGATCTCGCTTTTTATTTCCAGTGGATTTTGCTTTCTGGTCAGCCACCTGCTGTGGCTTTAAATCTACCATTTCGTCCCCGCCGTCAACCGTTGTCATATTCTTTCTAATACGAACTTCGTTTGGAGTTATTACCTGCATTCTTAAATAAATTTCATCAATACGGCTTTGGGTCTCTTCATCAGTAAGACTGAGCTCGTTGAATTTTAATTGTACGACATCTGTCTTTTCTGCAATTAAATAATTTAATTTCTTTTCAAGTCTATCCTGTGAAGGTCTACAAACCTGTTCTTTAAATGTCTTGTCCGCATCTCTGGCAGCTGCTAGGTTAATCCCCTCTGGGATACCTATCTTGCTAATTGGAACACGGTGAGCCAAAAGAATTTCATCTCTATTAGACTTACGATAAATATTAAATGAAGACTCTTGCTCTCCTGCTTCAATTGGCTCCATCTTAAATTCTGTTTTTGAATCTGGAGTATCCGCTGGAAGTGGGATATAAAGGGATCTGTGATTCTTGCCTTTTAGTCCAACCTGGAAAAATTCAAGCAATTTTCTTTCTGACTCTGGTGAAAGCTTTGCTCCTTTTACTGTAATAATATATCTTGGGACCGCCTTGTTTTCAAAGTAGTCTAAGTTGTATCTTCCAGCAAATTCGTTTCCTGCCAGCGCTTGTTGTGCTGCAATAATATCTGGGACTCCGTAGTAGTTATTCATTGGAGTGTATTTCTTTAAATGTATAATTTCATTTGGTCGATCTTCTTGACCAGCAATTGGGCTTGGTGTTTCAAGGTCTCCAAAATTTCGGAAGTAAACCGCCTTGCCATAAAGCAATTGAATAAATCCATCACGTAATCTGCGTACACGCATTGTCTTGGCTGGTATGTGGCCTATGTAGCCTATGTCCCCAGCAGTTGTACGTCCAATCTCTATGTAGCCGTTTCCAGTCGCCTCAAGGTCTGTGTAGGCCTTTATAAGGGTCTCTGTAAACGACTCCTCTTCGTTACAATCATCAAGCCAGCGATCTAGCTGTGTTTTAATTCTATCAATTTTTGCACGTGCTCTGTCGACCTGCTTTTGATCGGTTATGGCATCCATTGCATCTTTTGCTTTTGATGTCTCCGTAAACATATATCCTAGACCAACAATATTAGAAACCTTTGCATTAATTGCTGCGTAATTGTATGTTGAAACTTCATATATTTTTGAAAGATATTCTAAATTATAAGTTGGCTCGACAAGGTCAAATAAAGCATATCCGCTAATTGCTTGCTGCAAAAGGTTTTGTTGTGTTCCTGCGCCGTCGACTCCTACAAAAGCCTTTGAAAAATCACGATTAATTTTGCGCTTAAAGTTTGTGCCAAGGCCTCTAAGTTTTTTAATTTCCTCTAAGCCTATTTTAAATGGGTCTTCTGACTCTTCTGCTTTTTGAAAATGAAACCAGTCAGATGTATTTGAAATGTCAATTGTATTGGAAGAGTTGTCGTCTTCTAAAACTTCTATGTTGCGTGTCATTGTACTTTACCACCTCTTGATACGGAGTCTTTATAGATTCCTATGTCGTATGGATCTGGGGGAAGTCCCCATCTAAGTCTTTGTTCTTGCTCTTCAAGCTCTTCGTCATTGATCTTTCTTCTCCCAGAAAGAAATTTAGGCTGGCCCTCATGAATACCGTATGAGCGAACTTCTCTAGCCAAAGCATCGATTCTGGATCTATTGCCTTTGATTGATGTGATCGAAAGAAAATTGCCATCATCATCCCCAATCCATCTGCCATCAGGCATTTCCCACACATAGATTCCTAGGGTTGTCTCTTCAACAATCCTGGTATTTTTATTTAAGATATCCATAGACCACAATCATACCATTATATAAGACCAAAGTCCAGATTTGTGACAAAGAAATGCAATATTTAAAGGCTTATTGACAAAGACTCTACAGAAGTCAATGTGAAGGGGGTAAAGTTATTCCCAGTTGTTGCTTCAAGGATGGTCATACTTGTGTCGTTTACTGTATTTACAATATTTCCAGTATAGAGCAGGTAATGATTTAATACTTTGGCCTCTGATAGAGCAGATTCATATATGGCCAGGTTGTTATACATATGGCCTATGCCGTATTTTGAGTCAGACTGATTTTGATTAAATTTAAGATTTGTCGCATCAGAGGTAAAGGTGATTACAATATGATGAGGTAGGCCTATTGCTAGAAAATCAAATACATTTGTAGAAGATGTCCTATTTATACCATTTACGTATATTGATGCAATTGCTGTTTTTGATATTGCTCCTAGGGATGACCATTCGTATATCTTTGAAGATGCCGAGACTAAAACATTTTCTCCAGATTCTGGTGTGAATATCATTTCTACTGATCTTACTGGAGGTATATTGTTTAATGAGAATCCATGGCCAGCATACATCCTTAATCCATTGTTTTTATTATAAGACAAAATTCTACTGTTGCTCTTAGGCAAAGCATAATCAAAGCTTGAAGATACATAATACCCAGAGTTATCTCCATAAAAGTTTTTTGAGCTATAGAACATGATTTCTAAATTTTTTAATATAGGCTGATACTTACTTGTATCGTCTGACGACATTGTAACCCTAATGTATATAACGGTTCCTATTTTATTACTGTTTTTATTAAAGTATGGCATTGGGCTTCCATTTTTACATTCCGCCCATTCTTCTCCGCTTATTTTTACCTCTACTTTTATACCTTTTACATCATTTGACCAGTGTATTTGGCTAGTTGATATATCTAAGTAGTCTGGAACAATAAAGTAGTCCGTGAATGAATGAGTTGCGGCTACTGATATTTCTGTTTTTGGGAAATAAATATATGATCCATCATTAGACACAGATATTCCACTTCCAATAACATCAGACCAAGATTTAGAGCCTGGGTAGGAAAATTTAAATTTAGGCTTTATCGGGAAAGAGTTCATGCTAAACATGTATCCGCCATCTGCATCAACTATTTGCGAGGAGTTGATTTCCTTTATTCCTTCAGTGTAATGCTTTTTAATTTGGCTATCTGAAAGATTAAATTTATAAAAACCAACACAATCAATTACAAATTTACCATCTGCTGAGCCTGTTTTAAAATCTATATCTGAGTTAGAAAACCTGTATCCTTCTGTTGATACAGAATCTACTATGTAACCATTTACATAAAGAGAAATTGAGTCATTCTGATAAACACCAGCAACATACAATGACTCTGTGTTCGAAACTGTGTGCTGCACTTCTATAGAACCAATTCTAAAAACAATATTTCCATTTTCATAAAAAAGTCCTGTATTAATTGATGTGTCTGCAACTATTGTTATATCGTTTTCAAGTGTGGGCAAAAGACACCAAGCTTCAATTGTAAATGAGTCATCGCTGTTATATTCGTTTGCAATTCCTCTTGGTGTATAGTGAACTTCTGTGTCTGAGAGTATCTGTGTCCCTCTTATCCCGCCAGAAATTAAAGGCATTAGCTCTTTGTTTGAAGTGTTTACCGCATAGCCATCATTAACATTTCCAGAATAATCATAAACTGGAAGTCCGCTAAGGGCAGAATATGTGAGGCCACTGTCTTTTAAAGCCTGGTATGTTGCAAATTGTGAGATTATTCCAGAGTATGATCCAACGCTTCCAGATCTAACTTCATCTAATAAATAGAACGATGTTGGATGGTCATTTAAGACTACGCTTTTATATGACATCCAAGACCTACTGCTCTTCTAGTGTTTTTACTCTTGCTGTGAGTTCTTGTACCGCTTTAATTAATGGCGAAATAAACTCTTCGTATCTCAATGCCTGTTGACCCTCTGGGTCGGCGACATCCGATATCACCCATCCGCCAAAGTCTGCTACTCCAGCAGCATCTAATACTGATTTAACTTCTTGTGCAATTAAGCCATAATGCGTTCTACTTCCATCTATCTTATTATACTTAACAGGATTAAGGTTATTTATAAAATCTAAACCAAGGTCTGACGTGATTATGTTTTCTTTTGTTCTTGCATCAGATATTACTGTGGCTGCAGAATTTAAATATATATTTTTCCAGCCTCTTGTTGTGCGCTGGTCTCCAGCATTTAATGGCCCCAAGAGACCTAGTGTAAATTGATTTGTAGCTAAAGGAAACCAATTAGAGTTAACTCCAATTGGTGAAATATCTGTCGCTGCATAATTTAATGAAATTCTTGTAGCAATAGGATCTATGTTTGCATTTGTTCCAGCTGGTCCAGCTGGTCCTGTTGCACCTGGTAAACCATCAGCTCCACGGGGAATCGTAAAGTTTAAAACTACATCGCTAGTTGTGCCAGAATTTGTTACTACAGCATTTGTGCCAGCGGCTGAAGTTGTAACTGTTGGGGCCACTGTTATTGTTGCTGCCGCATCTCCTTTAGGCCCAGATGCGCCAGTATCACCTTTGGCACCAGTTAGCCCTGTGTCTCCACGAGGAATTGTAAAGTTTATTGTTTGAGAAGGAGCGGTTCCAGTTATGGTTACCTGTGGCTGTGTGCCAGCTGCTCCTGCTGATACAGTTCCAACGCTTAACACGTTTGCTGGTCCTGGCCCGCCCAGAACGCCGTCTACTCCTCTTGGAATATTAAATGTTAGTGATTGTGAGGGCGCTGTTCCACTAATAGTTACTGAGGCGCTCTGCCCAGGATTAATAGTGTTTGTAGCAGCAACAGTTAATACGTTTGCTGGTCCTGTCGCTCCCTGTGGCCCAGGGTTTGCTGCAATGAATGCAGCTATGTCTGTTCCTAAAGCGCCCAAGTCCCTAGGTACATCGGGAGAGTCCGTGTAGCTTGGGAAACGCCATCCATTAACACCTGTTGTTGCCATTTTTTAATTATACCACTTTACTGTTATATACAGACAGGTGTGAGGTATACCTATCTCCAGAAATAACGTCATTTACTTTATGCAGGTATGGTTCTTTGCTTGGGAAAATAAGCAAGCTTCCTTCTTCTGGCTTTATTGATATGCCGTGATTTGGAAACTCAATTTCCCCACCCTCATAATCTGAGTTTAGATAAGATATCATAGAAAATGCAAGGTCGCTATCTCCGTCATAGTTATCGCAATGAGGTCCCATTCCTGGCCCTGTCCATCTTCTTACTGGAATCTCGCTTGTCATTAAACTATATCTTGATGGGTCTAAGTTATGGTTAGCCAAATACTGATTAAGACACATTTCAAATGCCATCTCAAGACTATTTTTAATATACAAAATCTTTTGATCAAGTCTTCCATTATCAATTTTATTTTTAACATTATTAGTTATTATATTTTTGTTTTTACCATATACGACTGCGGGATTATCGCTTGCTATCCAAGGGCTCCACTGAGTTATTGTTTGGTGACTTCTTTCATCAAGGTCAACTTCGTTGATAAACTCTAGCAATTCTTTTGGATAGCTAATAACATTTTTAAAATACCAAATGCTGCTCGACAACTGTTTCAATATAAACATGTGGTACATATCTTCTGGGTTGAAGTCTTTGCTACTCATTAATTTCCCTCTACTTCTGATGCAGGGATTATGGCTCCGTCTGGGGATAGTCTTAGACCTTTGTCTCTGATATCTTTCCATTCTTCTTGTTCGCCCTTTTGCATTGCTCTTACTCCAGCTAGCTCTTCTGCCCAAGCGGCTCTTACATCTTCTGGATAATCTGATTCTTCTCTATCATCCCAAAAAGATCCAAGTGTATATCTTGCAGCTTTTTTAACAACTGTAACTTCGTGCATGTTCTTGTGGCCACCATGGAATATTAAAAATGAACCAGCTTTTGGAACAACTTCCAAAGGAATCTCTCCGTGCTTTGCATCAAACTTTAAAGTACCGCCTTCAAAGTCGTCATTTAAATAAAGGAACCCAGCGTATCTACTTCTTGTAAATGCACCCATATTTCCTTCGTGATCGCTATTGTCTGAGTGCTTCGGGGCAAATGCTCCTGGAAGCCATCTTTGAACATGGAAGCTAATTTGCGACATATCTTCAAATGATTTATTTGCCACATCCGCAGCCGATTGTCTAAAGCGATTTTTTAAATCAGTAAACCAAGTTGGGCTAAGATTAAACTCTTGTAAGATTGGCTCTCCGTCATATGGATATCTTGCAGAGGATGACTCATAGAAAGATATTCCTTTCCAGTAGCCTTCTTCATTTTGCTCAAGCTTATTTAATAGTCCAATGACTGATGAGCACTCTTCTTTTGTTATATAGTCTTCATACAAAAAAATGTCTTCTGTTAGCTTTGTTAATTTCATTACATTCCCTCACTTGGACCATTTTTATTTCCAGTCAGATCATCATACTCTGTAGGAATTCCGTCCTGAAGATATTTCATGTTTCTTGGATTATCATACTCTAGTCTTTTAAATTCTTTTTTCATCCAGTTTGCTGCACCCATTTGCTTTTGTTTTGCAAGCCAGTCAGGATGTCCATCATACGGATACATTACAAAGTTTCTAACAAAGAACTTTTCTCCACCATGAATAGTCTTTACTCCATGAAAATATGGTGCGTCTGATGGAAATACAAGGATGTCTCCTGCTTGTGGCTTATGATTTATTAAATTGCCATCTACAAAAAATTCAATGTCTCCGCCTTGATAGTCATCATTTATGTACATTGTGCATGTTAGCTGAAATTTTGAACCAGGCATATCTCTTTCAGATATAATAAAATCAGTGTGATATTGCATTGTCATCTTGTTGTTCAATACATCTACTTGGTCTCTGTATTTAGAAAAAGAGCATCCGCTAAAATGCCATCCTGGCTTAAGCTCTATGTTGTGTCTTTGAATATAGTCGTTTAAAACTAAATCGTATGCTTTTTGTACTTGATCGGCAAAATCTTTTTCTTCAACAAACATTGCATCTTCAGAGACATCTTTTATCTCTGCAGGATCTTTGACCTGAGAGTATGTTCCAAAATGAGCCCACGGATCCCATGATCTTAAATAATGCTTTCCTTCTGAAGTCTGTTCAGACTTTTTCATCGTTTCATAAAGCTTTTGTGGATCAGACAAAACATTTCGGTAAACGTCTACTTTTGGATATAATTCTACATACTCTAAATTGCTCATGGTTGTCTTTCTCCTGTGTGTCTCATAATCGTCCAAAAAAATGGAGATGTAAATCTATTGCCAGATTTTACTGGCCTAACTCCGTGTGTATAATACATATCGCCTGGGAAAAAATATGCTGCTCCTGCTTTAGGCTTGAACTCTATTCCATGTTGTGGGAAGTATAATTCTCCACCCTCATAGTCATCATTAAAATAAAATAGGCCTGCTAGGTCATAGTGGGGAAAATCATTCGCTCTTCCCTTTTCAATACCAGTATGAAATTCTTTATCTGCATGTGGCTCTTGTCTTGCTCCAACTGGCCATCTAACAATCGCTGGGCCAGTCTCTTTTGCATCAACTTCAAAGAATTTATCTACTTCAATTTTAAGTCTTGCAATCATGCTATTAATTAAATCAAGTATAGTTGGGTCTGACTCCATTAAAGAGAAGTAAGTGCATACACGATCTTTCCATATATTTGCATCATACAAAACAAGACCATCTTCATCTACGTGAGTTTCTGTGTGATCCCATATTTTATTGTTCAAAGCAAATGTTATCAATCGCTCTCTTTCTTCTGGGGTTAAGAAATTTTCTAACTCTACTATGTTGTCAGAAGAATTGCCATAAAATCCAGAAGGAGTTATTGATTTTGGAGCGTGTAGCTTCATGTCTTCGTTTGCTGCCTTCATTTTAACCCTCATTCTCTATAATATATATTTTACCATTAATCATTTACTCAGAGCCACCCTTTAATCTAATTGCTTTTACTTGATGCTCTCCTTGTTTATTCCCTTTATGGTCTGTGGCATCTCTATAAAAATTAGTCCACCTACCTTCCGCATTTGCAGCCATTACTGCTGCAGAATAAGATTCTGGAAGAAACTTTGGCCTGCTAATTTCTGTTATTGGAGATAATACCATTTCTGAATTTTGTAAATCTTGCAGATTTATTGGTATTACAGATATTATTGGAGTGTTGGCTTTTATTGTTATTTCTACATTTGGTCTAGTTATTCTCCAAGCTACTGGTAGATCTCCCTTAAAAAATGATGTAGATAGAAGTGTTGTAAATGGAACAACTCCATCTATAAACTGATTAGGCACTGGCATTGAGAGAAGCGTCTCGTCTTTATCTGTTACGAACATTAATCCAGTGTTAAAACTAATTGTTGCATTTGCCCTACTTGTATAAGCATATTTTTCACCAGCAAGAACTTTAACATGGTCTGGGGTGGAGTCGCAAATTCCATCCCAGATAAAAGTGATGTCTTCTGGAAAAGATATCCCCCAACCTAGTTGGTTAGTTAGCCCTACTGGAAAACATTTATATGCGTGGAACTCGTAAGTATCGTCCATCCAAGATCTTTTTGCGTTTAATGGGGATACTTGAGCGTATCCCTCTCTAGTTTTGTATACCTTTATGTTTTTCACGTTCAACTCTTTCTGCTCTCATTTGCATAAACTCTTGGCAGTGTGCATGATCGTTGTAGTCTAGCATAGTTACAATTGAATACTTTCTTCCTTCTGTAACGGGCTCGGCAACGTGAGAGAATAGGTATGTGGAAGGGAATATGTAAAGATCTCCAGCTTGTGGTTTAATAGAGATATCTAGCTTTGGAAAAGTTAGTTCTCCGCCAAGATAATCGTCATTTGGATATGCTACCAATGAGACTGTAGCGCTATATGAGAAACCATGATCTGCATGTTCTTTAAAGTGTTGTCCAGGGCCGTATTGAATGAAGTTCATAACTTCCCAGTAATTCATTCTAACATTATACTTGCCGCAATAATCTTCAACTGATGGGATCTGTGCTGCATACGCAGACTCCCATATTTCTGACAAAGCAAATTCTTGTATATTTTTAGGGCTTTTAATTTCTCCAATTTTAAAATCTTGGCAATCTCTGTAGTCTAACTTTGTTTCAGAATATCCTACTGTTGCGTCTGCCCATTTGTATGAGTCATTATTGGCTTCAATGAAATCTTTTGTTCTGTCCATTATAGACTGAGGCATTACATTTCTGTATACCCATAGTCCTGGAAATAGCATTTCTTTTGATGACCAGTTTGGTTTTATATTTGCAATCATTTACGCTCCTGTCTTGTTATAGTGTAACATATCGTCTGGCATGATGTCAATAATTAAATGGACTCTGTCTACTGTGCTATTATTGCTAGCTGCATGCTTCATCTGGTTATTGATTTCATACCACCCGCCTTGTTCCATATTTATAGTATTATCCATTACTGTAAATGTAACATCTTTATTTGTAATTATTGGTACATGAACTCTTCTTGAGTAATGTAGCAAGGGCCCTCCGTCAACATGTGGCCTGATAGTTACATTGGCTGGCAGGTTTACCACTTCGCATCTTATTATTTTGCCAGAATAATAAGCAGCAAGCTTTTCAAAAATTATATCTATTTCTATGTTTGCCTGATCATTAATAAACTTATTATACTGGGTTACTTCTACCGCATCCCCAGGTTTCCAGATAGATTCATCCGTTAAGCATATCGGGAACATTTTTGTGTCTTTGTGGGTATAAAAAGTTTCCTGTCTTTTTGTATAGGAGTACCACTCTTCCTCAAAAGAGGATACTTCTTTTTTTATATTGTCTATGTTAAAATCGCCTAATTTTAAAATAGACCACTCGCTATTTTTTTTCAGTCTTTCGTACATATTCGTATATCTCACAATCTACTTCGTTTAACTCTTTAATTCTTTTTAAATGGGATTCGTTAATTTCTACTTTAACTGATGGGGACTGGTTGGATTTATCTGAGTACTTAAACGCATTTATTCCAAATTGTTTTTTAACCTCTTCGTTAAAATCAAACTTAAACTTATCATAGTTTTCCATTGTATATATATTAATACCTGCTATAGATTCTTTAATCTTATCAATGTCTAGAGAGTAGTCTTCTAGGTGCCATATATTGTCTATATATGATTCTGAGCTTACTCCTATATAACTATTAAAAAGATTTACATCTGTTGAACCAGTTAAAAATTTAGACTGCAGGTTACCTTGTATTTCTGACTGCTCTTTGTATAACCATTGATCTAAATTATTTTCCGCCGCCGCTTTTGATGTTATATGCCCAGTATTATATTTAAAATAGCTAACATATCTTTCTACTGGATCTCTAAGTAAACAGAAAACTTTGGGAGACTCCATATATTTCAATGGCATTCTCCCAAAGTGTCCTATAACAAACTTACTTTCTTTAATGTGATCTACATCAATTCGTGTTCGATTTGACGCAAAGTGCGGGATATCTTTAGCAATAAGGTCTGGGACCATATTGTTCCTTATGTATACTCCAGATGTTCTAGGTATATGAAGGTGGTATATAGACATTAGTACATCTTTAGGTTGTGTACTACAATGTCTCCTGCAATTAAAGCATCTATTGGTGAAGCATCTAGCTGATAGACATTTCTTGTTTCATCAATAGTATTTATAGATTCAACCTTTATTTCAGTAAATCCTTGGTTTTCAACTCTTTGTAGGATGACGTCTCCTGCTTCTACTGTTCCTGTTGTAATAAACATATAGACGTCATTTCTTTTTACAAGCACTGTTTGTTCTAGAGAGAATCTCTTTGACATGTCTCCGTTAAAATACATTGTTATGTCTTTTACTGAAGGTACTATGTTTGTAATTGTTGTTGGGACTACGGTCATTTCTGTTATTGATTTTGATGACCAAACAGATGGGTCTTGATCAATTTCAGATGTAAGTTCATCCCATTTAACTCCAGCAACAATATCTCCTATCTTGATATCTTTTGCTGGTACATATATTATAAAATCTCCGTCTAGTACTGAAACTAGTGTGTCTTCATCAATGCATCCAAAGAATCTTGGTGGTGCGAAGAAGCTTGGTGGTGCGAAGAACCCTGGTGGGGCAAAGAACCCTGGTGGGGCAAAGAACCCTGGTGGGGCAAAGAAGCTTGGTGGTGCGAAGAACCCTGGTGGGGCAAAGAACCCTGGTGGGGCAAAGAACCCTGGTGGGGCAAAGAACCCTGGTGGGGCAAAGAAGCTTGGTGGTGCGAAGAAGCTTGGTGGAAAGAACGGCGGGAAGAACGGTGCCAATGTTGTAACTGAATTAGAGTTAGGGGAATACTCTGAAGTACCATTTGCATTTACTGCCTGAATTCTATATGTCTGGGCTGTATTTGCTGTCTCTGGTACGGTGTGGCTTGTTCCTGTTATTGAATATGTTGGTCCATCCGAAGATGTTAGAACGTATCCAGTTATTGCAGATCCTCCGTTATTTGGAACAACTGTAGCCCAGGTGACAGAATCTTGATTTGTTTGAGCAGTTGCAGTTGGAGCAGCCATTGTTGCTGGCTTTGTAGTTGCTGTAACTGAATTTGACGCAGCTGATGCTTCTGAAGTTCCGTAGCTATTTGTTGCAGTTACAGTAAATGTATATGCAACTCCTGACTGTAGGCCTAAAACAGATACTGGTGACGCCGCTCCTGTTCCAGTGTATCCTCCAGGAGAAGATGTTACTGTAAATGAATTTGCAGCATTTCTAGAATCAGGTGTAAACGTTACGTCTGCACGTCCATTATTAAATGCTCGACCTGATCCCAGGTTTGTTGCTGTTCCTATCGTAGGAGCGTATGGAGCCAAGAAGTCATTTGAAGACTGGCTCATTCTACCTGATTGTTTTGACATTTATATATTCTCCCTTGATCCTATTACGCTGATAGGTCTCCAAAGACCAACCATCCGCTTGAAATTTTTAGTGCTGTTACAACTGAATTTGTTGTTCTGAACTTTAGTCCTGGAGTTCCAACTACACCATTAGTTGCTGCAAATGATGCACCAGTTCCAGTCTGTTGCCAGAAATCAATTGATTGTCCAGTTGAATATCCTGTTGCAGGAAGAGTTATTACAACTGCTCCTGATACAGGTACAAACTTATCTTGTTCTCCTGCTGCTAATGTTTCAGAAGCTGAACGTGCTGTGCCTATTGTTGTTATAGAAGGCACTCCAGCCCGTGTCTGGGTTCCATCTGAAAATACAATTCCTGCTGCGCCTACTGTTACAGTTCCTGTAAATGTTGGGCTTGCAAGTGGTGCTTTGGCAGAAATGCTTGTTGTTATTGTTGAAGCAAAGTTTGCATCATCTCCAAGAGCTGCTGCAAGCTCATCAAGTGTATTGAGTGCTGCTGGGGCTCCTGCTAGTAGTGCATTTACTTGTGATGTTGCATCTGCGATTGCTTCTGACTTAGCAGTTGCAATTGCTGTAGCCTGTGCTGTTGAAACTGGCTTTGAGGCATCTGCTGTATTGTCTACGTTTTCAAGTCCTACGTGAGCTTTTGTTACGCCAGATACTGTTCCAGTAAATGTTGGTGAAGCAATTGGAGCATAAGTTGATGCGGCAGTTGCTACTGCTAATTTAGCATCCAATGCTGTCTGTGCTGCACTTGAAACTGGCTTGTCTGCGTCTGCTGTATTATCAACATTTGCTAAACCAACCATTGTCTTTGTAATACCTGAAGCTGATCCTGTTACTGCTAGCGTTGGAACAGTTACAGTGCCTGTAAACGTTGGTGACTCAATTGGTGACTTAGTAGCAATTGCTACATCCTGTGTACCATTTGCAGTATTGATTGTTGAAATTGCTGCACTACGTGCTGATGCTTCTGCTGTAATAAGACCACTAAGAGTTGTGTAATCGCTAGATACCGTTGCAACTACTCCATTAATCTGTGCTTGAATGTTTGATGTTGCTGAATCAAGGTATCCAATTTCTGTAGCGCTTACTGATCCTATTGATGTTGTTGCTGGAAGGGTTACCATTCCAGTAAATGTTGGTCCCTCGATCTTTGCTCGCTCTGCAATTGCTTCTGTTAGTCCAGTAATTTTGCTTTGTGCAATTGCTGCTGATGCGCTAATCTGTTGATTAGTAATTGTTCCATCTTGAATTACAGCTCCATTTAATGTGTGATATGGTGCTGTAATAGTTCCAGTTAGTGTAACATCGCTAAGTGTTGGTGAGGCAAGTGGTGCGTAAGTTGTTGCAGCTGTTGTAGTTGCTAACTTAGCATCAATTTGGGCCTGTATGGGAGATGTGACACCATGTAAACGCTGTAGCTCTGCATTGCTTACATCTCCAATTACGGCTGCATCTGCGAACAGATTTCCAAGCTCAAGAGAGTCTTTTGTATAAGTAGTAAAATCTACTGTTGTTCCTGGTTCTGCCGTTACTCCAGAGAAAAGCTTCCATGTTGCATCTGATGCATCACGAACAAGTCCTGCATGCTGGTAAGTTCCATTATTAAATGCTGCAACTACACCTAGGTCTAATACGTTAGACTGGTTTCCGTCTCCGAGGTAAAGCATTGGATCGTCAATTGAAACGTTTGTAGAATTTACTGTTGTTGAGGTTCCGTTAACAGTTAAGTTTCCAGAAATAGTAAGCGCTCCAATTGTTCCAGTTGCGGCGTCTAAAGTGCTAGTATTTACTGCGGTTGTCTCAACTAGAGGGGTTCTTAATTTTGTTGTTGCGTCTACTATTGGTGTTAGACCAACAGTCATTCCGTTATCTCCAGCATTATTTGCTATTGTAACTGATCCAGTTCCTGTAATTGGTGCCGATAGCGTAAGTGTTCCAGCTTCAACATCATGTGTTACATTTGATCCTCTTCCTCCAACTATAGTTGTTGAAGCAATAGTCTTTACTGTATTTGTAATATCTAGCTGATTAGCTGGGACTTTTCCAGAAGAGTTTAATGAAGCTGGTCCGCCTGCTGTTCCGAGGTCTGCTGCTAATAAATACGTTGAGTCTGCTGTATTTTGAAGCGTAGTGTTTAGGTTATTAACATATGTTCTTGTTGCAAGAACGGCCTCATCTGCTGAGAATGTTATTGTGTTATTAGAGTCGTTGTATACTCTTGTGATTCCTGTTCCAGCCTGAATTGCTGAGTTAACTGCATCCTGTGCAAGCTCATTAAAGTATGAATCATCTACTGCGACGGTTATTGTATTGGCACCATCGTTATATGTCTTTGTAAGTCCTGCGCCTACTGCGAGGGCCTGGTTTACTGCGTCTTGGGATATTTCACCAATCGCTACATCTGAATTGTTTGCATATGCAAGGGCAGTCCATGTAGAAGACCCGTTACCGAATTTAAATAGGTTTGAGTCTGACTCAACACCCATTTCTCCTGCTGCCAAAATTGGATTTACTGAGGTCCACTGTGAAGCTGTGCCTCTTCTTACTTGAATTCTTACTGTTGACATATTTGCCACCCCTTATTTAGACTTATTTGGTAATTATAGCACTACAATAATTCCAAAACAATTAGTTAATTGTTCCAGAATCAAAGGTCATGCTGTAGATTTCTGTTGAGTAATCTCCACCATCCGCAAATTTTGTGGCTGTTGTATTTACTCCGTTTGCATAAACTGTATAGATTGGCTGACCGTTATAGTCCATGGCCAATCCAATATCCATAAATGTTAAAGCGCCTGCATCTTCTGCCGCATCTGTTAGGAGGGCAATTTCCTTCCAAGCACCATCGATCTGGATCTTTAATCTTCCAGTTGATGAGTCGAAGGCAAGGGGGGTTGAATTTAAGACTAAGTTGTCTACATTTACTGCTGCATCGAATGTTGCAGGTCCTGCTACGTTAAGGCCATTTTTAACCTTGAAGTTTTTATTTACTATTGCCATTTAAGTTCACGTATCCCCTAATTGTTTTGGTGGGGTTTTGGAAGGACCCCATACCTTTTATTAATTATTTAATTAGTGTTGCATAAACCATTACATCTGTTGATGCGTAGGTTGTTGTTACTGATATTGAAACACTACCTGAAGCATATGCCGCTGATACTGTTCCTAGGTCGGTTCCAGTTGTAATTGAACCAAATTCTGTTATTGCTACGTTATTGCTTGTATCAAGTGTTAGGAGAACTTCAGAAACCTGAGTGTTTACTCCATTCTTAAACTTAACAAGTGCCTTTGCTGTACGGTAGTCAGATCCTGACCATGTTAAAGCATTTACGGTTCCAGCTGAAGAAACTGTTGTAGTTGCTGCCCGTACTGCTGCAACATCATTTACATTAACTACTGTAAATGGTGCTGAGCCATCTTTAGCGTCTGCAAGAGCATCTGCTGCTGTGGCTTCTGCTGCTGCCTGGGCTGCTGCCTGGGCTGCTGCAATTGCTGCATTTCGATCAGTGACTTCACCTGAGATTGCTGTTGAAATTGCTGAGTTTCTAGCGGTTGCTTCTGCAGCTACCTTGGATGTTGCATCTGCTGATGCTGTAGAAACTGCTGCTGCAATATCTGTTGTGACCTGTGATGCGTTAGCTTTTGTAGCTAAAGCAGTTGTCATTGTTGATGCATAATTTGCATCATCGTTAATTGCTGCTGCCAATTCATTTAATGTGTCAAGAAGCTCTGGTGCACCAGTTGTTAATACGCTTACGGCTGTGTTAATCGCTGTGTTACGCTCTGAAACTTCTGTTGTAATTGCGGCTGACAAGGCTGCTGCTGCAGTGGCTTCTGCTGCTGCTCGTGCTGCGTTGGCCTTAGATGTAGCATCTGCTGCTGCAGTGGCTTCTGCTGCTGTCTTTGCTGTTGCAATTGCTGAATTTCTATCAGTGACTTCTGTTGCAATTGCTGATGCGATTGCTGAGTTACGTGCTGTGGCTTCTGCTGCTACTTTAGCTGTGGCATCTGTTGCTGCGTTTGCCTGTGCGCTTGATGCTGCACCTGCTGCATCGTATGCGGCAGCTGTTGCTGCTAATGCACGAGCATTTGTGAAATATAGATTTGATCCTTCTGCAAGATCGTCAGTATCATGGTTTGAAAGGCTTGAAACTGTTCCTGTTACGTTACCAGTTAAGTTACCAACGATAGATGCTGTAATTGTGCCTGCTGCAAAGTTACCTGAGCCGTCACGCTTTACTACAGTATTAGGAGTATTGGCTGTATCTGCTGATCCGCCAACTGTGCTGATGATGAAGGCCGTTGATGCCTCTGTTAATACATTAAATCCATTTACCGTTGCGACGGAACCGTCAACGATAAGACCATTCTTTACTCTAAAGTTCTTATTTACTATTGCCATAATTTATGACTCCTCTTACTGCTTTATTTTAACGCTGTTCTAAAATATCTTACAGTTACTTCTCCTGATACTGGGGTGACTGTTAGATTAATTATACCATTCACCGATTCAAAAGCTGTCGTTGCAATTGATGAATTGGCGTTTGTTACTATGTTTGACTCTGACACATATATATCAGAAGATCCTCTTAATGCGGTTATGTTGGAGAAATATGATTCTCCAGTGGATGCCTTTACAATCTGCAAAGCATATGATGCCGTCCGATAATCTGCTGAGGCATATGAATCTATAGTTGTCTTGTTTTGAATTCCTGCGATTGTTAGATCATTATTTCCTTCTAATCCCATCAAGGTTTCAATGCTTGTTGCGGTGTTAGAAAGGGTTGATACTGATGATGACAGTTGATTGACTTTATAGGTCAAAGAGTCTGAGTCTGCAGAGTTTGTTATACCTACTACATTTTCTAATGCTTCAATTGCGTCATTTGCGTTAGCATGCTGTGCTGCGTGTCCTGATAACTCATCTGTTGAAAGAGGGTTAGACAGGTTGTCTTTGCTTACTGGGAAATTGCTTGCCATGTTGCCTCCTGGCGATACTGCATTTACTAATTATATCTTATTTAAATTTATAATTGAGATAAAATTTATTATTATGCTAGATCTGATATCATTTGGGTGTAGGTGTCTACTTCAGATATAAATCTATTTAAAACCTCTTGTCTTGGCTCTTTGCCTTCAAATTCTTCTGGCATTGTTGCAATTCCGTCTCTCAACGCATCAATTACAATTGATATAGATTCAATCTTACCATTTAGTATTGCTATCTGTTCATTGTTAGTTAATGTCATGCCCATGAGCTCCAAGCTGTAAATGCTGATTGTGAGTCGCCATTCGCCCGAACTCTAAAGCGGGACCAAGCGTAAGAATAGCTGTTATAATTTTTTGATCTACTGTAAACTGTTCCTGAGTCGGAAGCTGTTACCGTTCCACCGTTTGAATTTGCAAACTGCAATTCGTAAGTCCAGGATGATGGGGTTCCTCCAGAACCATCAGACCAGGATGCTTGCCAGCTAGATGGACTTGACGCTGTACCAGAACCCGATATCCAACTAAAGCTTAAGCTTGGTGTACCTGGGGCCGCTACCGCTACTGGGCTCCATCTTGCATGCATAGTTATGTTTCGTGATGGAGGCGTCCAGGTTCCACCAGAGCCAACACTATAAGTAAAGTCAGCAGAAGGTGTATCATACCAACCACCAAATGAATATCCTGAGCGTGATGGTGTGCCTGGGGCTACTGTTGATGAACCTGCATTAAATGAAACATCTCCTCCGCCAGAACCGCTACCTGCGCTATAGCTTACTGTGTAGCTTGTAACTGGTGCGACGTATGGAGTTGATACAACTGTATTTGATGGGCCAGCCCAAGCAGACCATCCTCCAGCATTATATGCTCTGGCATATACAGCAAATTGATCTGGTGTGCCAGAAGCTTCTGCGGTTGTTATATTGTGTGAAGTTGATGATCCAGAAACGGTTCCATTAGATGTACCGCTTCCGCCTTCTGCTGGTGTTGATCCCGTTGCTTTTACTATTTTAATTTCATATGCTGTTGGGCTTCCGCTCCATCCTGAAGTTGATCCATAAATAGTTGTGCCTGCCATTTGTGTGCCTGTTGGGGTTAAGTATACAGATCCTCCGCTAGGTGCTGCTACCACTGGTGCTGCTGTAAGTGTTGTTGATGCTGATCCTACGGGTCCAGTTTTATTAGAAACTGTTACTGTTGAAGACATGCCGTATCCTTGAGTGCCTCCAGGTGATCTTGGATACACTGTAAATTGATTTGTTTCGTTGCCGTCTGCAATTGACCAGCTATAGCTTGTTGTTGAGGATGGAACGTTTATGCTTGTAGATACACCGTTTCCAAGTTTTATAATATCGTACGAAGCTGCACCAGGTGCTGCTACCCAATATATATAAACTGTTTTAGATGTATTAATAGGAGTTACAGAAACTGTTAATGAGCCTGCGGCTCCAGAGCCAGAAAAATTTTGTCCAGATGGAGATATAGAACCATTGTTTGAAGAAACAGAATACGTTGTTGCATTTGATGAAGATCCCCACCTACCAGTATAATTTAAATAATTTGGTGTATCTATTGTAACTGATGGCTGACTAGGGGTGGGTGTAGAGTCATATGCAAACATTGTTGCTATTGAAGGAAGAGTTGTTGCTCCAATGGTTTGACTCATTGTTGTGCTTCCTCTTTGATTTGTTGCAATTGTTGTTACGCCTATATTTGAATCAGCATCAGCTGCTGTAGTTGTATATGTCGCTGACGTTGCTCCTGGAATATTTGCACCGTTACGCTTCCATTGATATGTAAATGAAACTGGGGCGTATGCTGGGTCTGTATTCCAATTCCCCATTATAGACCAAGTTGTTGGTATAGAGGGATAAGTTGTACCAGAATATAATAATGTTAGGTTTGGAGATTGTGGTAAGTTTGGATATGCAATTTTCCAGCCGTTGTCATAAACATAGGCCTTTTTTGCGGTCTCAAAGTTTAAGCCAGTCCATATCTTTAAGGCCTTTGCTTCTAACCAACTTGAACCATCATTTATTTTCATTTATATCCTAATATTGTATGTAAATGTCTCCAGCAACCATACCAGTAGTAGGTAGTGTGCCAGTGTTATTATAGAATGTTTTTGCTCCACCAGATATTGTTGTAGATGTTCCAAGGGCTACGACTGTTCCGTTAATTGTTATGCTTGAGTTTGCTAATTTATCATTTGTTATTGTATTATTTCCAAATGCTGTAACTGGAATATTTGTTATTGTGTTGCTTGCTCCAGATATAGTTTTATTTGTTAGCGTTTGTTCCCATGACTCATTAATAATTTCTACGGCTGATGAGCCACCAATTACTTTTCTATGAAATAGCCTTCCGCTGGTTGCATCTACAAATATTTCTCCATACCCATTTGTTCCTGAACCTAAATGGAATTTGTTTCCAGCATTATAAAATGCATTTGCAGTTATGCTTCCGTCTGTAACGGCACCAGATAGTGCGCTATATATTGTAGACCAAGTGGCCGTAGTTCCATTTGTTGTTAAAAATTTTCCTGAATTATTTAATTGTGCTGGCAGTGCTGAAATACCAGTTACGGTTGCACCAGAAAAATCTACTGTTCCAGTAAATACTGGTGATGCTTTTGTAGCGTATGTTGTTGATGCGGTTGATATTGCTAACTTGGCATCTAATGCTGATTGGGTGGCTGTGGAAATTGGCTTTAGTGCATCTGTAGTATTGTCTACGTTTTCGAGTCCCACCATTGATTTAGTAATACCAGAAACTGTTCCAGTAAATGTTGGAGAAGCAAGCGGAGCATATGTAGATGCGGCAGTTGCTGAGGAAAGCTTAGTTCCAACTAATGTAGTTAATGAAGATGCAGCTGTCTGATCTGCTGCAATGTAGTCTGAAATTTCTTTTAGTGTGTCAAATGTTGCAGGAGCTCCATCGACAACAGCTGCTATTTGCGCTGCAATGTCAGAAGTTCTTGCAATTGTAGTAGGTATAACGGAATCTAAAATTGTACCGCTTACCACCCCAAGCTTTGCATATCCTCCTGGCTGATTTGCTTCTGCTTCCATAACATAGCCGTCTAATGTATTTGCCAATGCGCTATTGTTGGTGTAGTTAGAATTTATATATGTGAGCATCTCTTCAGAACTTTGATTAATGTTTACATATACATCAGTAAATCTTGAATTATTTGCTGTCTGAGCTCTTTCATTTGTAAAGTAAAGGTTTGTTGTTCCTTCTGTTACGCTATCGGAGTTTCCGCTAAAACTAGATCCGCCAGTTCCTGCAGCGCCTTGTGGAATTGTAAAATTAAGAACTGCTGCCGATGTTGTGCCAGCATTTGTAACAATGGCTGAAGATCCTGGGGCACCAGTAGTAACAGTTCCTACAGATATCGTTGCGGCTGATCCATTTGTTCCATTAGTTCCATTTGTTCCTGCTGGGCCAGTATCACCTTGTGGTCCCTGGATACCAGCTGGACCAGTGTCACCTGTATCGCCTTTAGCGCCAGTTAATCCTGTGTCGCCTTTTAGACCCTGCGGCCCAACATCTCCACGAGGAATTGTAAAATTAAACAATGGGGCTGTTGCTGTTCCAGTATTTGTAATAGAAACAGATGTCCCTGGATTTCCAGTAGATACCGTTCCCAAAGTTATAGTCGATGATCCGCCAGGAGTTATTTCAGAAACTGCTGCGGCTATTGCAGTATTTCTATTTGTAATTTCTGTTGATATTGCAGTATTTATTGCATTAGTTCTAGTTGTAGCTTCTGCTGCCGCTTTAGTATCGGTGTAAGAATTAGATGAAAATACCGCTGAAGCAATTGCAATCGTATCTTTGTTATCTGCCGCTGCCGCTGCTGCGGATATAGCTTCTGATTTTGCAGTAGACGCTTTGTTTGTTGCATCAGTTGACGCAGTGTTAATTGCTTCTAATTTTGCAGTAGATATCGCAGTGTTTCTATTTGTAGTTTCAGTTGCAATTGCAGAAGATATCGCTGCAGATACTGCATCAATTGCTCTTTGATTTGTAAAATATTTATTTGTTGAACCTTCTGTGATGGAGTTTGTAGTTAAAGCTGCTATTGCTGCTGCGAAATCTCCTCCTACTGATATTGAATCTGGTAGCTGAGATGAAGGAATTTTTCCAGAAGAGTTTAGTGTGGCTAGACCGTTGGCTTCTCCAGCTTTAAATGCATAGGAAGTTGTTGCATTCCATCTTGATCCATTACCAATTTTAAACTTTAGGCTGTCTGTTTCGATGCCTAATTCACCTGGTAATAATATAGGGTTGTTTGATACCCAATTTGCTGCTGTGTCTCTTCTGAGTTGTATTCTTAATGATGCCATTTTATGAACCTCCTGCATCAACAATTATACCATCGTTGTCTGCAGAACTTCCTCCTTCTAGAACTTCGTCTTGTACTACTATAACACTGCCTTCTGGATTTCCGCCATCAAGCAATGTTTGGTTTTCAAATGTTCCGCCTTGGTTTGATGTTGAAGGACTTTGTCCGTCGTATCCAATTACAAGTGGTAATACTAGATCGGGAGAATCTGAAGTATTTGTTTCCTTAAATGTAATTTTATTCTGAACATCAATTGTGTGAACATTTCCATCAAATGTATGAGTATGCATATAGAATGGTGTTGGGTCTGTGCTGGGCGGGGTAAGCTCTACCCAAACCGTACCGTTATATATTCTTAAGTTCTTGCTTACTACGTTGAAGTATATATCTCCAACAGTGGCTATGTCGGGGTTCTCCATAGAAGTAAGAAGATTAAGTGCAACCTTCATTTGTCTGGACATTTTATTATCCTACAACTACTACTTTATATTCTCCAGCTGACGGGGCTATTGCAAAGTCTACTGTTACTGTATTTGAGCTAGTTCTTTTTACATCAGCTTCAACTTGTGCAAATGGTGACGCTGCTTCAAATATTTGAACAGTTACATCAGTTGTTCCCAAGTTATGTGTTATTGTATAAGATGTAGCAGACGCACCAAGTGTTTCTGCATACTTTCTAGCAATTGCATGGTAAGCCGTTCCATTATTTGTTAATGTCCAGTTGTCTGATGTTTCATTCCATAGAATTTCTACATCTGTCTCTAATCCACGCTCTACTGTTATTCCAGCATCTGTTGTTGGTGTGCCAGCAAAATTGCTATTTAGCTTTACTTTATTATCTTCAATATTAATCTGTGTTGTATTTACAGAGTTAACAGTTCCAATAACGTTTAGGTTGCCGCCAACTTGCAAATTACCAGTAATTTCTACATTGTCTGGCAAGCCGATTGTTACTGCAGCATTATGTCCGCTATTTGGTGAAACTGTAACTTCATTTGCTGTTCCAACAATTGTTGCTACATAATCGCCTGTTGTTTGTGAATCTAAACTAATATCCTTTACAGATACAACTCCTGCATTTACATTAAAATCTGCTGCATCAAAAGAAGCAATACCTTTATTGGTAGTAGAAGCATCTTCTCCTGAAATTGTAATGTTGTGATTGCTTCCATCTGTTGTGTAAGTGGTATCTATTCCTTCTCCACCAACAAATTTAATTGAATCTGTTAGCAGGTCAAGTTTATAATCACCGTGTGCATTGTCTGCACCTAAATCAAGTTGTGTTGCTAAGTCTGCTTCTCCTGCTGTTGTTAAACGGCCTTGAGCATCTACGGTAAATGTAGGAATCTTGGTTGTAGAACCGTATGAACCAGCAGTTACTGCGGTACTATCTAAATCTATTGTTGTGATTCCTGTAGAATCAACGTATGTTCTTGTTAAGCCAACTCCGCCTTCAACTGAAGCGCCGATTACATCTTGAATTACTTCTTGAGAACCACTCATTGATTGCCATGGACCGTTTGGTGATGCTAGTCCATTGTAGTAGTACATAACATTGTCGCCACTGTTATAGTAAATTTGACCAATTACTGGGTTAGATGGGGCTGAGCCTAAATTCTGAATTCTAGCATTTAAGAGCTCATTTTTATTGAGATCAATGCTAACTAAAAACTTTTTTGCCATTTTCTTTCTCCCTTATGACAGATATGCTGTCCCTGAAAACGGTTGTGCCATAGTCAGTGTTAATATGTTTATACTATTATAGTCTATTCCAGTTTCTAATATATCCCCAGCACTTGACTTAACGGTCACATTGGGGTGGAACCCAAGGTTATGTGTTATTGGCAACGAGTAAATTCCATTTACTGGCCCAACTATCTGTGCTAGTTCCCAAGAATGAGTCAGTGATATCTGCTTATCCAGAATGAAACTTTTTGCTATATTCCACGTATTTGTCTGTATGTCTTTTGGACCCCAGAATCTTGTTGTATTTGTGTCAAAATAAAAATCTCCAGGGACCCCAAGAGAATTGTTTGGATTGCCTTCTCCGCTTATAATTGTGCGCCCTGGCGCACCAGTAGACCTTACAACTACAAGGGGATTGTTTTCGGTTACTATTAAACGTGTTGCCATTATACCGTTACCGACCTATTAAGAGTCATGTACCCTTCTAGTAATCTTGTCTTATTAACGCTTGGGTCAACTATAACTAGGTCGTATGCAGATTTTGGATAAAACATTTTATTTGTTCTGTCTGCAGATATAGATATTTGTATTTTTCCTTCAGATGGACTTATAGTTAATCCATCTTGTTCTGTTAATGTAAATGCTAGTTTTTTGCCACCCTGGGTATCTCTAACTTGGAGTTTTGCTGTGTGGAAATTTAACTGAATTGGGGTTTGGTCTTCATCAAGATACTGAACTTCAAATGTAAAAGTCGTATTTTGGTCTACTTCGAAATTTTTTTGCGCTGCCACATTTACCCCTAAATTAGAAAAGCCCTTATGCCAATTTTAGCATAAGGGACTTCCTAATTGACTATAAGTTAGGCTTTGTTAACAAATCCAAAATTCTTATCATTTGGATTTAATGCCTTTAAAATTACGGGTGCTACTGCTGCTACTCCGCCAAGCAATAAATCTCTAGGATTTGTATTGCCTGTCATATATAAGGCTAGCGCTGCTGAAAGAAATGCTCTTCCGTAGCTTGCCAGTGCTGCTAGGATCTGTTCTTGCATAGTTACTTTCCCATCTTTATTTAAATCTGCTTTTGCAAATTTAGCCATTTTATTATCTCCTTGTGGGCAATTTGCCCTTGGAATTTTCGGCTGTTGCCGAATACTATAATTCTACCACTATGCTGAAATATCTACAAGCTCGCAATTACCGTCTGAGCTACAGGCAAGGGTGGCAGAGGGTGATGTTCCATCTTCTGTTTCATAAAATGATAGGTCTTCCCATCGAATATTTTTAGGCATTTTTTCAGCAAGCGCCTCATATTCTTCTTTAGAGACTTCTTGATATGGAGCCTGCTTGTATGTGTGTTCTGAGTGAGGTAGGAATGAAATTCCAGAAACCTCATCAAAATTCTTGTAGACCCAAGCACCAACTTCCATCCACTCTTCTTCTTTTACAGAAACAGTAATAGATGGCTTATGCTCGCACCAAGCACGTTGATAGACTAGCCATATATCTAAGTGCTGAATAGCTGTTAAATCATTTCTAACAATTGCACCTTCTGGTGCTTTTACAGGAAATGAAAATACATAAGTGTCGTTTGGCTTCATTACGTCATCTTCTACTGGAATTCCAACTTCCTTTAGAAATGTAGAGATAGGGTCTCCTTTTGAGCCACGAACTGTGCGAATGTAATACGGTGAATGCCATGGATGCATTCCTGAAGATACCCCGACCAATTGAGACACTGTTCCAGAAGGCTTTACGCAAGTAATGGCGGCAGACTCAGGAATCCCAATTTTCCCAGCCTCTTCTTTATTAACCTCTCTTGCTCTTTCACGCATTGTCATTAAGAATGACTCAAGCATTACTAGATCTTCTTTGCCAGACATAAATTTGTGCCCGAACTGTCCAGTTAACGATACGCCAAGCAGCCTTTCTTCTTCTGTATTGTCTTTCCAGATTTTACGAAGATATTTAAAGTCTGTTAGCGTTGATTGCCAAGTACCAAGAATCGTAGCAAGCTCAACCTTACGCTCAATATCTTTCTTTGTGTCATTTTCACGTAATACGACTTCTGAAAGGTTGCAAAACTGATAAGGACGTAAAATAATTTCTGAGCACGGGTTAGTTCCATAGTGTATATCTGGATCTCTTCTTCCAAACTTGGCTGCTTGGGCTTGAGCTGCGGCCACATTGTATATACCTCGTTCTCCTGACTTTGAATCATAAAGAGATTTCCATTCTGCAATAAATTGCTCCATCTCTGGTTTGCGTGAGTACGCAACAGAGTTATTTGACAAAGCACGTTGTGGACTTGCCTCCCACCAGTTGCCTGACTTTGCTTGTGCCATTTCAATATCATTAATATTAGATAAAGAAATCATTGCTGAGCGTCTTACACCGCCAACAACTACCACTTCACCAATCTTGCACATAATGTCGTGGCATTCAATTGGTTTTAAGCTTCTTCCAGCAGCGTTCTTAAACTTTGCAATTGTAAAATCAAATAGGTTAATAAGCGGCTGTGGCCCAGAAGATCTTCCGCCCATGGTTTTTAATCTTGCGCCTGCGGGACGAACCTTAGAAACATCAATCGCTGGGATATGTCCAGTCCATAGTAATGCAAGTAATTCACGGTAAGCTTTAGCCCAACCTTGTTTTGAATCTTCGACAACAATTACAGTATCTGATTTTTCAAGTTTTTCTGGTACTGCGGGAAGCTTATTGATGTACTTGTATTCAACTGAGAATCCGACACCAGTTCCACACATAAGTACATACATTGTTTCATCAAATGAACGAGGGGAATCAACTGGAAGAAAAGCACAGTTGTATCCAGCAACATTATCTCTTTCTAAAGCAGCACCTGAAGTCATTACCGATCTCATAGATGGCATTACATTTCGTTCAAAAACAAACTCTTTTAATTCCGCAACAAGCTTTTCATTTGGAATATAATTATGGTTTGTCTTTAAATGATTAGTCATAAATGTAAAATATCTATCTACTGTTTCTCCCCAAGTTTCTCTACGACCTTCTGCTTCTACCCATTTTGCATATCTAGATAAAGCAATAAAGTTTTCATAAGGATTTTCAATAGTTTTTGACATTTGTTATACGACCTTTTCTCCGCCTTGCGGTGCTAATTTTAAGTGAAGTCCTAGTGTATCAAACTTTTATTTAGTGGTCTAGGGGTTAAAAATATTTTTAAAAATATCATTATGTGAGATAGTGTTTTAGTCAACTAACTTGACAGCTGTTTACATTTAATGCTATTCTTAGAGTTCGTTATCTCTATAGGAGGAAATGCCAATGGAGAATATAAAGCAACAGTTTAGCGATTTAGTTCGTGACTGGACAATAATAGCAGTGACAACACTGTTTTTGTTTTCTGGACAACCATCATCTAGCGCTTTAACTGTAGTAGAACCTTTAGTGAAAACTGAAGCCCAATTAAAGCAAGAAGTCTTAGATAGCTTTAGTAAAGAAATTTACAAACCATCTGAGATGCTTACAGACGAAGAGTTAAAACTATTACTTGAGACTGTAG